CAAGGCTTGTCAGTTTTGACTCGCTCTGGTTCTGGTCCTGTCTTTTTACTTTCAGATTTTGATTTCTTCATAATCTCAAATCATACATAAAAATATTTTTTCAATTTCTGAATAATTTTTTGCACATAGATAGTGCGTATAACCTTCAGATTAAACATATCCACCAGACGATCTCTCTGGCAGTAAAATTACCCCTTCCACAGTAAGCGCATGAATACAATGTGATTGGTGCGTAGCAACATCAACACAAGCCAGAAAATCATCATTTTATCCACAGAAAATACAATCAATAATAACAACGAAATACACATCATATTGTGGTTTAATTAGCACTTGAATACATTTTATTGTGGTGCTATAGATCAAAGTTACACAATATATTTCATTTCATTCTTTAAGAAATGAACATATGGAGGTTGTTCTTCATGGAAGAAACGAAGGGAGCGTGCCTGCTTTTCTTCCAATAAAGCCGCGATTTGCGGTCGCGTCCGACGGGCTTGTCCGCCGGAAGGAGGTGAGAGCATGGGCTGCGAAACCAAACCCCGACGAGTTCGGGAAGGCAAAAAGCCTGGGCCGAAGACCGTACCCGTGAGACCACACAGACGGTCAACGCCCAAACCGTGCAACTAAGTTAGCCAATGGCTAACCAGCTAGGCGGCAGGCACGCCACCCCTTCAACTAACCCCGGTTGGCGGAAACGGAGACGCAGTGGCTTTGGGAGTCACCGGCATTACGCCTTGAGGGTTCGATCCCCTCACCGGGGACCTTTGTTTAGTTTGGAGATGGTGTCGTAAACCCAAGTATACATGGGTTTCGAGAGTTTCATGGACTCTCGTCAATTACCGCATTGTAAGCGGTGTTGGCGATACCATTTCCGCCATTCTGATTACCCCATACTAATCCAGTTCCTAGATAAGGGGATATATCAATCCTTAATATCTATATATAGTAGTTTAAGAATGATTGGAAATCCAATCTTTTTTGATTGGAAATTGCATGTAAAATTCCTAAATGGCAAAAAAACGTGCTACCACAGGCCAATCGATACAGTTTGACTTAACTGCGAAAATGGCTGCCTATGTGAATGACCTGATGGACGAAGAAGGTTTTGGTAACCAGCCTGCTTCGATTGTCCAGGCTGTCTTTTGGGAGGGCATTAGGGCGCTCATCGACAAAAACTCCATAACACGCCGCCCAGGAAAAATAGAAAAAGACTAACTTTTTACTTGACGAAATGCCTTTACTCAACTACAATATTAGTCAGAGTATGCGCCGGATACCGGGTCTGGTTCCGGGACTGTTAGAAGTTTACCATTCGCACTTTTCCAAAACTCAACCGTCTGAGCTTTAGATTCTGTTTTCTGCCAGCCAAGCTTTACAAGCGCGTTATCCAGCTCATCCTTGCTGTACAAGCGCATTGCGGCCATTTGTTATGCGGCCATTCTTAGCTCAAAGCAACGATTGGTATTTTCCTTCCTGATGCCATCATCTTTCGCGGCGGCCAGAAATTCATCAAATGTCATTAACGGAATTGCTTTACACAAGATGCCATAATTAGCTTCCATAAGTGTCTCAATTACACCCGTTATGTCATCAAACGCACGTTTCAGATCATTGCTCCCAATATGAAGCCCCAGGACATCAGTAGAATTAAAGTAGTGATACCTATCAAAATTGTGGTAGTTCACCGTAATAATAATGGTGTCTACAACAGGCTTTAATGGGACTATTTTTTCTCTCATAAAAAACGCCTTTAACGCCCAGTCAGGACGCGGGTTATCAATATTTATCAAGTTTGTGCAAGACAGCATAGATACAACAGATTAATTATATGATTTTTTGCGTTGTTTTTCATGTGATTTACAACACAATTAGCCACTAACTATCATATATCCCTGATAAGTGACAATAAAATAACTGAAAAATCATCATTTTGGTGTACAGACATTAGCTTGTTGATTGGTTAAGCTGATCATGTTTCTTGGTTGCCCCCGCGGCATAATTCCCCCCACCCAAGAAACCAACCCCTCCCCGTGACCGAGGGGTTTTTATTAAACTATGTTTCGTAAAGTACATACTTCCGCAAAGACTGCAAAACGAGGGCCGCACAAAAAAATGCAATACCAAAATGGGCAAATTTTGAAAAAATAGAACAAATTTATCATAAAGCACGAATATCTGGCCTCGAAGTAGATCATATTATCCCATTGATAAGTAATAAAGTTTGTGGCTTTCATTGTGAAGATAATCTGCAACTTTTGTCTAGGACAGACAACATCAGCAAAGGTAATCATTATTGGCCTGATGGATTTTTTAATTAAATACTTGACATTTTCATTTTTAATGAATATCTTTATATATAAGTTAATGACCGTGAAAACATAAGTTATTAACGATGTAGTTCCGATAATTCTTTTTTAGAACCGGATGAACGCCTCAAAGTAGGCACTACGCCATTAGTAGTAATTGGTAGAAGCCGGCCCCCTCTAGGACAAGCCCTTCGAGAATGATTATTCTCATTTTCCAGGAGAGCATTGTAATGTCCGTAAATATACCTTCGTGGTACGTCCAGCAATATTCCACCAACATCGATCTGTTGTTACAGCAGAAGGGCTCCAAGCTCTCCAGCGCTGTTTCAATGGGTTCTTATGTCGGCACCCAGGCCTCTCCCGTCGATCAAGTAGGTTCGATTGAAGCCAATACGGTCACCTCGCGTTTCGCCGATATGCCGCGTATTGATGCCGCACTTTCCCGGCGCTGGGTCACACCGACCGATTACGATGTGCCGCAGTTGATTGACAGCTTTGATAAATTGCGCCTCCTGACCGATCCGGGCAGCCGTTATGTTGAAAATGCGGTTTATGCCCTGGGCCGCAAGAAAGATACCGCCATCATCAATGCCTTTACCGATGCCGCGAAAACCGGCGTCGCTGGTGCTGGCAGCACCATCTTTACCGCCGCCAATGAAGTGGATGTCTCCACCGGCGGCGCCAACTCACGCCTCAATGTCGCCAAAATCAAGGCCGTTAAGGAACTCATGCGGGCCAACTTCGTGGACTTTGACAACGATCCGGTCTATATCGGCCTGACCGCCAAAGACGAATCCTCTTTGCTGGAGGATATCCAGATGGTATCCTCTGACTTCAATCAGAGGGACACCCCGGTTTTGCAGGACGGAAAGTTGACCCGTTTCCTCGGCATGAATTTCATTTATTGCGAACTGATTGAAAGCGTGGCTGCCGGTACGAATGAAGTGGATGTGCCGGTGTGGGCAAAATCAGGGATGCACTTGGGCGTGTGGAATGAAATACAGGCTTCAATTACGGTGCGCAATGACATCCAGAGCGAACCGTGGCAAGCCTATGTCAAGATGACCTGCGGCGCGACCCGGCTTGAGGAAAACAAGGTATATTCAATAGAGAGCTATAGAGCATAATGGCTTTAAATATTACAGATATTTACTGGCTGGCCGGATTTATGGACGGTGAAGCATGTTTTTCTATGTGGGGCAAAACGCCATCTATCACGATAGCGCAAAAGGAAATGTGGCCACTTGAAAAAGTACATAAACTTGTTGGTGGTAAATTCTATAAATTCAAGAATTGGGGAACCAATAAAGAAACTTTTTATAATTCCCTGCATATTCATGGCAAACGCGCTATCGGCCTGATGATGACGCTTTATTCTTTGTTGTCCCCAAGGCGACAAGAAAAGATTGAAGAAATCATTGCCAAATGGAAATTAATACCTTGCCGTGGAGAACATAACAGAATCAAAACTCATTGCAAACGCGGTCATGAATTTACGGAACAAAATACATACATGAAAGCAGACGGTTCTGGCCGTGAATGTAGGAAATGCCAGAAGATACATAACGAAAAGTATCTCTCAAAGAAACAAGTTTTACAGATAGCTTAACTTAACGTGGAGAATTAACATGGCGGTAGCCAACACTAAAAGCACTTTCATTACCAATGCCGATGCCGATCCCAAGGTATTGACCAGCGATTATATCTCCAAAGGCACCCTGTATGAGGCCGTCGGCACGGTCGAAGTTGCCGCCGCCGATGACGATGGTTCTGTTTATCGCATGGTACGGGTACCGTCAAACGCGCGCATCACCAGTATTCTGACTGGCTGCGACGCCATCACCCTTGGCACCTCCTATCATCTTGGCGTCTACCAGACCGCCGCGAATGGTGGGGCCGTGGTGGATGCTGATGTCTTTGCCTCCGCCGTTGATTTATCCAGCGCGCTTGTATTTACCGAGCATATGCTGGAAGCCACCGCAACTGACATTGACAAGGTGGAAAAACGGTTATGGGAATTACTGGCGCTGGCCGCTGATTCCATGCGTGATTACGACATCTGCTGGACGAGCGTAACCAATGGCACCGCCGCTGGCACGATTGCGACGAAAGTGAAGTACGTCATCTAATGGCCGACCGGTTCTACAGCGTCATCCTCGGCGAGAACATGCAGCACATGGTCACGGAAGGCGCAGCCACGTCCTCGGAAGCCATTGAACTGCGTGTGGCCGATACGATTTATACGAACAAACTGCATGTGCTGATGGGGCTGAAAGCCATTGAAGCCTATTTGCAAATGAAAGAAACAAGTCCGATTGCTTAACTTGAGGGAATACTATGAGTGTCCTTGACAATGTAACCATGCTGGGCGAAGCCGGTACAAGCCGGGTCGCTGATGGCGTATCCGCCAAATTGCGGCTAGGCAAAGACCGTGAATTGATTACCGGCATGGCGCACAGTCTCTATGCGGAAGCATCGGCACGCGGCAACCTGTACATGGCGAATGCGATTGTCACCGCTCCAGTCATCTGGACGACCGAAGCGGGCACCGGCGGACCGCTGTTGTGGAACGGCTCGACGACCAAGAAAGCGAGTATTCTGGCGGTTGGCTGGGGTATTTCGGTGGTGTCTACAGTGGCCGCAGCCATTGGCTTGACGGGCGGCAGTGGACAACCGGCGGCACCGACTACTGCGACCGCGATTGACAGTTCCGCTAATCTGTTGATTGGCGGGGCCGCATCAGCCTGTACGCCGTACCGGGTAGGCACGACCGTAGCGAACCAGTTTTTCCTGCCCTTGGGTAGCGTATCTACAGGCGCCCTGACAGTTACTATAGGAGACATGAACTGGGTACGATTAGATGGCTTGATTACCGTGCCGCCGTCCTGTTTCGTATCGGTTGCGGCTTCGGCCACGGCGACGACACTGGTGGCGAACTTCGGTATCATCTGGGAAGAGTTAGACGTAGGTTAGATAATCCATGCATTTTAATACGGGTCGCAAGCAAAGCGCGGCCCATATTTTCAAACGTGTTGAATCTATGCGTAATTCTGGCGGCTATGCCAGATCTGCGGCTGCACGACGGGCTACGCGCCACCCGAATCGAGACGCATTGAAAAAAGAGTATATGCGTGTGTGGCGACAGAAAAATCCAGAGAAAGTAAAGGCAGCAAAGCGTCGATCTACGGAAACGAAACGAGTCCACTTAACAAATTACGAAAACAACCGACGGGCTGGAAAACTACAAGCTACGCCAAGGTGGGCTAACTTAGATTATATTGCCGGAATGTACGAGGTTTGCGGTTTATTTCGGTCTATCTGGCTGGATTTAGAAGTTGACCATATTGTGCCACTAAAAGGGAAAAACGTGTGTGGGCTCCATGTCGAAAACAATCTTCAATTACTTCACGCTAAAGATAATAGGGTGAAGAAAAATAGGTGGACTGACGTTCTTGCCTATTAGACGTTTAATTTATTCCAGAATATGCTATATACTGAAAGGGCGCTGATTGCGCCCTTTTTTAATTAAGGTTTCGCGTATGCCATGAGCAGTGAAACAGAAATTTGTAACCGTGCCCTGCAAAAACTGGGGGCCGGAAGAATTACCTCATTGACGCAGGATTCGGCCAATGCACGCTCCTGCAATGTCGCCTATGAGCCGATCCGCGATGCGGAACTTCGCGCCCATCCATGGAGCTTTTCAGTAAAGCGGGTGCAACTGGCGGCACTGGCGACCGCACCCACATTCTATTTTGATAATCAGTTCCAGTTACCCTCCGATTTTTTACGCCTACTGCCACGGGATCGCTTTGATAATCTTGCGGATCTGGACTGGACGATTGAAGGGCGCAATTTATTGACGGATGATGCGGCGCCGCTCGATGTCCGTTATGTCGCGAAAATTACCGATCCGAACACGATGGACGCACTGTTCCGCGAAGCCTTGTCCTCCAAAATCGCCTATGAACTGTGCGAGGAAATAACCCAAAGCAATACTAAAAAGGAAGCTGCCAGAACCGATTATATCATGGTGATCCGGGAAGCACGCCGTATCAATGCGATAGAAAAAACGGCCGAATATTTGCCTGAAGATGAATGGTTGACGGCGCGGGCTTGACATGTCGCGTAGTTCACCTTTGCAGTCATCATTCAGTTCCGGTGAATTTAGCCCGCTGGCCTCCGGTCGCGTGGATTCACAGCGTTATGCCGCAGGGCTGACGACGTGTCTCAATTACATCCCGGCCATCCAAGGTGGATTAGCGCGGCGTCCTGGCACCAAATTTGTGGCTGAAGTCAAAACCAGCAGTCTGGCGACCCGCATCATTAATTTTGAATTTTCGACGACGCAAGCCTATATCATTGAATTCGGCAATCTCTATGCGCGTTTTTATAAAGACAATGGCTCGATCACCTTGACGACGCAAGCCATTACCGGCATCACCAAAGCCAATCCAGCGGTAGTGACTTATACCGGGGCCGATACCTATGCCAACACTGATCGTATATTAATTACCGGCGTACTCGGCATGACGGAAGTTAATAATCGTGAGTTTACCGTCGCCAATGTTGACGTTGGGGCCAATACTTTTGAACTCTCCGGCATTGATAGCACTGCTTATACGACCTATGCGAGCGGCGGTACTATTGGAGAAATTTATGAAGTAGTGACGACCTATGCGACCGCCGATCTGTTTACGCTTAAATTCACGCAATCGGCGGATGTGCTTTATATCACCCATCCCTCCTACGCGCCGCGCAAGCTCTCCCGCACCGGGCATACGTCGTGGACTTTGACAACGATCACCTTTCTGGATGGGCCGTATCTATCAACCAATACTACGGCCACTACTTTAACCCCCAGCGCCGCAACCGGGGCCGGGATTACCGTGACCGCCTCGGCAGTGACCGGTATCAATGGCGGCAGTGGGTTTTTATCGACTGATGTCGGCAGGATGATCCGTATGCAACAGGGAACGGTGTGGGGTTATGTCAGAATTGTGGGGTACACGTCGACCACTGTCGTTACGGCGGATGTGGTCAATACCCTGACTTCGACGGCGGCCAAAGTGAATTGGCGGCTGGGCGTGTGGTCAGACACGACCGGCTATCCCTCCTGCTCGACCTTCCATGAAGATCGACTGGTGTTCGGCGGGGCTTTAGGATCACCATTACGGCTCGATGCCAGTAATTCCGGGGATTATGAAAACTTCGCACCCTCCGGCACCGACGGCACGGTGATCGCCAGTAACGCGCTGGCCTTTACCTTGAACTCCAATGGTGTCAATAATATTCAATGGCTGATCAGCGACGAAAAAGGATTGTTCGCCGGGACGGTCGCCGGAGAATGGATTATCCGTAGTTCCAATCTCGGCGAAGCCCTGACACCGACCAGTATTAATGCCCAGCCGACGACTTTTTACGGGAGTGCCAATTTACAGGCCATCCATTCCGGCAAGGCCGTTGTTTTTGTGCAGCGCACCGGCCATAAAGTGCGGGAATTGAATTACTTTTTTGACGTGGACGGGTTTCAGTCTACGGACTTGACCGAAATCGCCGAACACATTACCCGTGGCGGCATTGTGGATTCCGCCTCCATGATCGATCCGCAATCGTTGTTATGGTATGTCAGAAGCGACGGCGTGCTGGTCAGTTCCACCTATGAGCGTTCCGTGGATACATTGCGTATCGGTTGGGCCAGGCAGATCATCGGCGGGGTGAGTGATGCACTGGGCAATGATGCGATTGTCGAAAGCATCGCCATCATTCCTTCTGTGGGCGCGGATCATGATGAGGTCTGGATGGTGGTCAAGCGTTATATCAATGGCGGCACGAAACGGTTTATTGAATACATGACGGCCTTTTTTGAAGATGATGATCTGCAAGAAGAAGCCTTTTTTCTGGATGCCGGATTGACGCTCAATAATACGATTGCCGCCACCCTGACTCCGGGAACCGGTGCCAATGTTAAAGACACTACCGGCGTGACCTTTACCGCTGGATCGAGCGTGTTTGTATCTGGCGACGTCGATCGTTATATCCATTATCCCTATGTATTGAACGGCGTTAATTACAAGGCCATCGCCAAGATCACCGGCTATACCTCCGGCACGGTCGTCACAGCGACCATACAAGCCGCGTGGCCCAATTTAACCTTGATCGCTTCCGCCCTCTGGCGCATGACGGTGACGACCGTTACCGGCGGTTTCCATCTTGAAGGCGAAACCGTGAGCATACTAGCGGATGGTGCGCCATTAACGGACGAAGTAATGACCTTGGGCGCAATCACGCTGGCGAGTCCGGCATCACTGGTGCATGTGGGTTATAATTACAACAGTGATGGGAAATTATTGCGGCCAGAATCTGGTGCGCAGGACGGTACGGCCATCGGCAAAACGCGCCGGATTAACCGGATCGCCATGATGCTGCATCGTACCCTGGGGCTTAAAATCGGCAAGGATTTTGACAATCTGGATACCGTGGTATTCCGTACATCAGCGGATGAAACTAATCAACCGCCGGAATTATTTACCGGCATTATTTCAGAGAATATTGATTTTGATTATGATATGGACAATCAATTTTGCTGGCGGCAGGATCAGCCGTTACCAGGCATGATTCTGGCGATTGCGCCACAAATGACGACCCAGGATCGATTATGATTGAAGTCATCAACTTTCTGCCTGAGCATGTGGAAGAACTGGAACGGCAAAATGCGGACATGAAATTCAGCAAGTATTTTACCCGCGAGCATTATCAAGCGCTCGAAGATTCGCCGTGGTCATTTACTGGCGTCGTTTCCGGGCGGATTGTCGGTTGTTCCGGCGTGATTCCGTATTGGGAAGGCCGGGGCGAGGCGTGGGCCATTCTGGATCGATCCATGCGTCATGAGTTTTTATCCGTGCATAACGCCATCAAGCGTTTTCTGGAAGTCTGCCCGTTACGGCGCGTGGAAGCCGTGGTGGATGAAAATTTCAGTAAAGGGCATAAATGGATTACACTGCTTGGGTTCAGGAAAGAAGCAGATGTATTAACCGGCTACTGGCCGGACGGCAGTAATGCGGTTTTGTATGCGAGAATAAAATAATGGCAGCAGCATTAACTATTATCAGCACGCTTGTCAGCGTCGTCGG